ATCAACCAATGTAGGTAGGAATGAATAATGATTATTATTGATACCTACCTATTGAGGTTAATTGTATAGAAGGTTTTAAGAAGGAATTCCTGAAAGGGAGGAAGTTTTTCCCTTCTAGTACTTTTTGACACTTTTAAAGTCTTTTAACATTTAATCAAATCATCAACTTACCTTAGTTCTCTTAGTCTTTAAGCTCCTAGCATGCTTTCTAGTAATATTTTCTCCTAATATTAGGGCCTTACTCGGTTTCTTTTCAACCAACTTTGGTGAAATAGCTTCATACCAACCCTCTATTTGAGAGGCGCAAGCATCTAGTAAATTTAAATATTCCATCTTCTTAGCTTCGAATGATTTTAACATTTTAGGCAATAAAAATCGGCTTTTTGAAGCCAATTTTAAATTTGGGTTCAAACTCCAGTAGTAAGAAGCTAAAGCACTACTAAGTTTAGATTCTTCAGCTAGTACTTCTGATTCTAACTTCATTAATTTATATATTAATTTCACTTTAGAACCAGGTAGGTTTTTAATAAAATCCTCAGGTAATCTTGGTAAAGTTTTCATATTATATTTATGGTATTAAGTTAGTTATATATATGTATAATCCAATAGTCTACTTATCGGAGGCGTTTCTAATGCACCTTTTAAACCAAATCCCAATTTCTCCAACTGCCCCTTTGGCAATTGTATACCTTGCCTTGTTAAGCCAGTAAAGATAATTGCCTTCATCCATGAAAATCTTGTAGGGTTTAGGAAATCCCATGATTGCCTTGAAATCCAAAATCCCAAGAGGATAACCATCGGGTCGGAATTGTCTATCGGCAGGTCTCAGTGTTAAGGGAGATTTATCTTCTTCCAATCTGTATACTCCTGGGAGGGTACTCATCTTTGCTGTTTTAATTGGCCATTTCTTTTCAGCATGGAATGCTCCTACCCAAAGTCTATGTATTTTCTTTACTGTAAGATTTTTCTTTTCGGGAAGTTTTCGATAGTCATACATTGCCAGGGTTTTATCCAAGGGTATGTTATAATTTAATGGATTCTGGTAATCGTTAAGTAGATTTCTAGTAATTGTTGGGTTTTTTACTTGAAATACTTCATTGAAAGCATTCAAATATTTCTTACCGGTTTTTCTATGTACTCCGATGATAAGTAATCTCTTTCGTGATAACTGTGAGTTCCCATAATCAGAAACCGGCCTTTCGTGAAAAATAAGTTTATAATCTTCGAAAGTTTTTTGAAGGTATTCCTTTGGTAGTAGAGATAGCAAACGAGGTAGATTTTCTATAAGAAAAATCTTAGGCTTATAATGTAAGATTGATTGAATCACTAGATTCAAGGATTTATTCTCTTGTGGATTGCCCAATTCTTTTACTTTTGAAAGCCTCATAATGGAGGATGCTCCACAATCTGGACTTGAAAGTATGATGTCTGGCTTACAATTTGGGAAAATTGCCTCTTTATAATAAGGTATATCCCCAAAGTTTAATTTCCACTGTTCTAGACCCTTAGTATAAAATACTCCTCTAATTTCTATATTAGCTATCAAATTCTTTCTAAAAGGGAACAAAAGGATGCCTGCACCCGCAGACACCCCTAATACTTTTAATTTTTTCATTTCTTGTAGCTTCTCAGTTTTATGTAAGACATCCATGAAAAGGGTAATCTTTCTTTGAGATAATCCCATTTGGTATCATTCGAATGAGCTTCTTCTTCAAAGCTTACATCATGATATCGATCATTCTGTTTATCCCAACCAGCAAAAGCTAAGATAATCAGATATTCGATTCCATACCATAGGTAGAAGAATCCAAAAGCAATTATAGGAATAATCCACCAGGGAGCCCCCAAACCAGTTACTATGATACCAATAATCAACCCCAGAATAAAGCATTCTATCTGTTGTACCTGATGAATACACTCGTGATTTATATTATCCCATTCATATACTTCTTCGTCATACTTGAAGAATGAGTTGAAGAATAAGGTAATTGCTGTATAATTCTTGGCTAGAATCAACTTTGCTAACCAATTATTGAAGTGACATCTTTTCATAACTTATTTTTGAAGTTTTCGTAAGCATTTCTTAATTTCTGATCGTAAGCATTCTGGGCATATCCAGGGCCATTATATTTTTTGGCAAATCCTGCCCAGTCTTTTTCCTTGAGTTCTTTCAAACAACCCGAGTTATTCATGAAATAATACATCAATTCCAATTGTTTTTCGTGAGATTCTGACATCTTATGAACGAAATCAAAGACATCTTTACATCCACAAAGGTTGTGATTGAATCCCATGATCTGGAACATTCCCCAACTTGTGGCTTTTAAAGCACATTCTTCATCAATTTCCTTAGCTAATTCGAGCCTTTTGTACTCTCCTAAGCCCCCAAAATACTTCGATTTATCCCATTTTGGATAAAATACCGTAGAAAATCTCTTACAAAGATAATCTAAGTCTCTATCTGGGAATTTTTTGTGAAATTCCTTGTACATAATGTGTCCTTCAAAAAGGATTTGAGGTCTACCATCGGATAAAAATCCGTCTCTACCAGCAGCTTCTACTATCTGTACTGCTTTTAAGAGAGCTGGTTCTATACCCAATCTGTTAGCCAGATCTTTAATCATTTCATTCGTTAATTTATCTTTCATAACTTTAGTGTTTTAAGTTCAATAAACATTGAACAGTATTGCTCATATCCCTATTTTCTAAGTTCTTTGTGTTCTATTATTCCATATAACTTATAAATAATGCAATATGAATAGGATGAATCGATGCCGTATATGTGGTAAACTCATTAATTTAGAGGATTTTGACTTGAATAGGGAGATCCCAAAGCTTATGAAAGCCCAGGATGTTTGTTATAGCTGTGCTTTTTGGTTTAATCGTTTGGAATACGATAAAAAACTTGAGAATGAGAAGAAAATTGCAGTGATTACTCCAGATTATTCTCACTGGGTAACTACAGTACCTGGAAGTATTCTAATGGTACTTTCTGCTTTTGGGGGAATATACCAAACTAAACTCCAACCAATCAACACTCTGGGAGTTATTGATAGGAAAGATAAGCAAGTTTATATTATCAGATACAATAACATCACTCACCAAGGCACTATACCGGAGCATCTAAGAAAACTTTTTAAAGTAAACGGAGTATTCCTATCTCCACAGGAATACAAAATGCTAGAAGATTACCAAGGCAATGCCTATGAATTTATTAAAAATAAAATAGATAATTTTCAATAATCAAATAAATTTAGTATATTTGCATAAACAATTAATCAAACGAATTATGAAAGAAAAATTAAAAGAAGGAACAAAGGTAATCTACTCAAATTCAGAGAATCCTACACTGATGGAAGAAGTAGAAGTAGTTTCAGTAGATAAAAAAGAGGGAGTTGCTACTCTGAGTAATAAGGTAAAGGTAACTAGATTGCCTAACTTGGATAGAATTTATAAAAGAGTAGGCAATAATCTTCAGGGATTTGCCTTACCAATGAATCCTGAAAATGAGGAAAGGTTTAAAAGGTTCAAGGCATATTTCTCTATCAAAAGATCCATAGAGAAATTATCCTCTTATGGAGAAGATATTAAGGGATGGGAAATCTCTAAATTAGAGAAGGTTCAAGGCAAATTATCCAAGGTAATCAACTTAATCGAAGAAAAATAATGTGGGTGATTCTTTACACAGTATATGCGGTTTGTTTTTTGCCAGCAGTGATTCTTACTAAGTTTTGTAAGAGATACTTGGGTTTAAATGAATTTATTACTTTCATTAGTATTTGGTTGGTTTTGCCTTTGTTTCCAATATATTGTTTAATCAGATACTTAAAACATTTGAGATTATGAGACATTATTTCGATTCAAACAACAATTACAGAGGTTGGTCTGCTAGTACTCAAGAACTTATACAGTACGTATTGTTCTTGATCCTATTCCCAGTTATAATCATATTTGGGGTATTGGGCTTCCCTTTAATTTATTTGGGTTGCTACTTTAATCAAGGTAAATTCTGGGAGAAGAATAAAATAGGCCTTACATTTGCCTTAGCATTCTGGGTAATTGCATTATTCGTAATTTAAAAGAGAAGCTAGATTGGATTGCCCAAAAATTGGGTCACATGAAAGAAACCTCTAGAGAAGAAAAAGAAGAAATACTATAATAGAATGTTTCATTCATAAGAAAGATAGATGTAAAATTCCGTTGAAGATCCCGGACCCTTAGAGAAGGTAATCCGGGATCTTTTTTTTTAGTTAAAAACTATCTGATATAGGGTCCTATAATCATAGGCATCAGTCTTATTAGTCAATCGTAAAGATACCTCATCTACTATACCAGTACCATTACTTAAGAATATCTCCCCCTCGTAATTTTTAATACCTAATCCACCAATTGAACTTTTAAGTGTGAGACATCTAGATTCACTGGGTGTTTCTAATTCAAGTTCATAGCCATCTAACAAATCTTCTCTAAAAGTACACATCAGAAAGTATTTGATATCTGAACTGAAGTCATAATTGCTACTCATCTTAATTTTACAATGATAGATAGGATAATTGGAACCATCATCATTAGTACCCACATTTACAAAATTAAAATAAGGTATAAAATCCAGAGTACCTACATTCTTTGGATAACCAGAAAATTTTATCAGTGAAGCCGTGTAGAAAGGCGTACTATTTTGCAATATCCTAACCTCTTGGGATTTATCCCCTGCAGTCCTTACTAATAGGTTAGTAGACCTATCATTTGCAAATGGATGGGGATCTGCCGTTATAGTAACCGACCCATTCCCTTGCCCAGAATCTTGGCTAATTGTAATAAAGTCTTTTTTCATATCTTTAAGCTTCTAATGTTATTTAAGGTATAAAGGGAGATCTCGAGATCTCCCTTTATAATCACCTATGTGTAATAAGGGTGAACTATTCTTATATGTAACTTACTAAAAATCATTTAAAGTATGGAAAAGAACTTTTTAAACATCACTCCAGAGAGTGGAAAGGGAAATCAAGAAGTAACTATTAATGCAAAAGCTAACATCTCTCTAGAAGATCGAGAAGAGATGTTGAGGATCAGATCCTCAACAGGGAAAGAGGCTTCTGTAAGAATAATCCAGGATGGTGTACCTTTTATGGCTAATATTGGAGTAGTACCTAGAAATATCTTCCCCTCAGGTATTGGATATCCTATAGATATTACCTTTTCAAAAACTACTTGGGATTCCGAAGGTATACCAACTACTGAACTGAAAGTATCTAATACAGATGAAGAAGAGTTTGAGGTTATACCATATTTCCAACTCCTAATCAGAAAGGATATAGTAGATGAATTATTACCTCCTGGAGAGTATGGAAACCCTGCGATGTATATTCAAGATACTCTAATAGATCAATCTCTAACTGGTAGGGGTGTAAGCTTTAATCAAATTACTATAAAGGGGATTGAATATTATACTGCAGCAACAGATGGATCTTACTATGGAGAAGATTTTTATGCTACCATAGGATTATGCTATGAAGATGAAGAGGTTGAATTATTCCGATTATGTACACAGAGATTTGATATTTACTGGTTCTAGAGAAAAATTATATAAACATGGTAACAGCAGTAGAAAGAATTAGAGATGATATTGAAAAGAGAATACTAAGGTGTTCTGAGGGTAATAGAGTTTGGTATCAGATGTGGATTGATCCCGGAGATATGCTAAGAATAGAACCCTTATTGGAGGGAGGGAGTAGAACTTGGATGATAGAACTTCAGAAGTATTATGTATTCTTTTATGAGAGAAAGAATGGTAGGAGGATCTTAGGGAAGGATAGGGTTAAGAAGATATTGGATACCCTTTTATAGAAAGGAAAGCCAGGGATGTTTGGTCTCTGGCTTCTTTGTATGAAGTATATGGGTTATACTATAACCCCATATAAACCTTTAATATGTAAAGTGTATGAATAAAAGTTTTTTAAGTGTATCTCCAAGTGAAGGTAATGGTAATGCTCAAGTAGTTATTAATGTTAAGGAAAATATGTCTCTAGATGAAAGATCTGAGAGCCTCAATATCCGAACAGCCAACGGAATAGAGAAGCAAGTGAGAATTTTCCAAGAGCCAGGTATGTTCTTCTTCCCTACTATGAAAGTATCTGGCATCAAGGCAGGACAGGGGGAGAAGAAGTTTGCTCCCTTAGATCATTATCCTGTGATATCTCCCCAGAGTGATAAGAATTGGTTGGTAGATAGTATTGATATAAGGAACCTATTATCAAGCCTTATGGATAGAGGGGTAATAGCTTTTCGATTAAGGATTCTTATGAGAAGAAGTTTCTTTGAGGAATTCTTCTTTGATATTAATCAAGAAGGGTCTACTTATCCACTTGAGGATAAGAGAAAGGAGTTAGAAGATCTTGATATGGGATGGTATCTTAAGGATGATTGGTCTTATGCAGGTTATGATTGGAATATGGGTTACGAGGGTCAAACTTTACCTTCTGCTACTTTAGATTATGATAACGGAGAAGGGGAATATAAAACGATATTCGAATGGATCTTTTCGGATGGTATAGATAATATATTACCTCAGTAGGGATTGGGAAGTTCTGGTAGGCCTTTAATGTGAGGAGGTAAAATTATAGTATACTAAAAAGGGGGAACGGTTACGTTAATTTTAACTTTTGAAAAATAAAGATAAGGGACAATGTTTTATTGTCCCTTTTTTATTTCAGTCTTTAAAATACTCGTTTTCTTCGTTATTTAAACTTTCTTTTGTGTCTTTATACATTTGCTTTATTAAAAGAGATAATGCAGCAAATAAAGCTATATTTAATAATATCATAATGTTTTAGATTATAATAGGGAGTATTTTAAAATACTCCCTTTTGTTATTACTTATTCTTTATTTGCATCTTTTACTATCTCTAAGCCTTTTTTCAAAATGGTTTTCTTTTCTTCTTTAGTGTTTTCGCTTGCAATAGAAGCAAATGAAAAATCATTCAAAACGTATGCAGATTTGTAGAAATCTAAAAAAGCACTAATTAATTTTGTTGATTTATTTTCAACAATGGTTGAAAGCATAGAATAAGTGTAATTTCTTATTTTCTTTCTTGCTGCCTTTTTCTTTTTTTCATCCATTCCATCAAACAAACTATTTTTATAAATTTCTGTTTTTTGTCCTAAAGACGTTTTTAATAGTCCGTTTGTTTTTTCTTTAGTTGTTTTAAACAATTCATTAAAAGAAATAGTTGCGTTTGCTTTACTTGTTGCACTTGCTTTTTCTACATCCACATTGTTTACTTTTGTTGTTGACATAATAAAAATACATTTAGTTTTTATATTTATTTTATTATTTCCTTTTCTCTATAAAACTAAATGATTTATAAGAAAAAGAGAAAAGGTTTTTGTTTCATTTCTGTATTGCAAATATAAGAACTATTTTTTAATCTACAAAATTTTTCGGGATTTTTTTTTTGAAAATTTTTAGAGGATATTTTTCAATCCTCTAAATTAAACTTAGTTAAATCTATAATATTCTCTACATTTTTGATTAGCTCAAAAACTTCGTCTAAAGTTACATTATTTTTCTTTAATAAATAAGATGTTAACTTTTTAGCTGCACTCATTGAAGAAATAGCTTCAATAAGATAATAATTTTCATGGTTTGTAATAACTAAATACTTTTTCATAACTCTATTATTTTTGTTTTTCACTATGCAAATATAAAAACTTTATTTAGATTATACAAATATTTTAAAGAAAAATTTTCAAGAAAATGAAATTTTTAAAAATCAAAAATTTTAAAATTAAAATTTGCAAAAATCTAAAAATTGGAGAGGTTTTTTAGATTGCACCCTAAAAAGTAGTTTAAAATTTGCACTTAAATTTGGGGGTACGTTCAAGCTTAAAATCACGCACGCTTTGTAGCTATAGATTACCTGTATGAATAAAGAGTAAGGTTGTTCAGATTAGGTATACTTATGGGCCATTAATGGTACCCAGTAGTAAATATCCCATATTTTATTCAATTGCTATAGGAGCCATTAAGGGAATATTCTAGAAGGCTTATAGGTAGAGGGGTATTAGAGCCTAATTACCTAATATAAGGCCATAGATAGCGATTTTGAAAATAGGTGTAGAGTAAGAACATAAAAAGGCCCAGTACCAAAGTTAGGCCTGGGCAATATTCTTATTCTTGGCAACCTATGGTACTATCTGAGTCTAGGATTATTATATGTTCTGATTCATATATGGGTTCTTGGTTTGTGGGTTTATTCGTTTGGCAATGGGATATAATACCGGTATAGATATCGTATAAGAAAATATGTAGGCCTTGGGTTAGGTCTAGTTTGTTTATTTCTTCTTGTTCTCTTAGAGTCCAGGTGTCAATGGCATCATCCTTGAGAATCTTGGCTAGGTATTCGAAATTGGTTTCCATTGTGATATATGTATTATAGGGTTAGTATTCGCAATATTCTCGTTCAAGGTATATATTGAGATCCTTGAAAAGTTTTATACCAGGTATAGGACCATCATTTCTGTCCCAAATCTCAAATTCGATAAATTGGGGCTCATAGCCTTCTATATCTGAAATAGAAAGGAGATAGTTCTGGCTTGGGTCAAATTCTTCAAGGAAAACTTCGATAGTAGCCTTAATCCTAATAGGGTGAGTATTAGTAATGCCTTGTACGATTTGTGTTAATCGGTTTGATAATTCTTCTGTGTTCATAGGTAATGGGTTTTAAGTGATTATTATTTTATTTTCTTACTGCAAATATAAATATAATATATTATATATGCAATATCCTTAATTGCCTTATAGGGGTACCTAAGAGCCTTGATTATATTTTTAAATCCTTGAGGCCATGAATGGAGATTGCCATAATCCTAATTTGCCTTATAACCTTTACCCTATATAAACCTATACCTAATAAGGCAATCAAGGTACCCCTAAATCACAAAATGTCCTAGAATTATTGCATTTATCAATAATATAAATACTAATGCAATAACTTACATAGTTACTAGGATAATTGCCTAATAATCCCCTATGATTGCCCATAAAATCCTATTTCTAGGTACCTTGAAGGCAAATATAAATCCCCAAGAGATCCCCATTGCCCCATAAATCCTAAAATCAGTAAAAGGCAACATCCTACGAACAACCGTACACTGCCTTTTTAACACGTAGCCTATTTTATCAACTACTATATAATATATACTAATAAAAGGTATTTAGGCAAAAGGCAAATAAGGGGCCATTAATCGACTAGTGTACTATAGCTTTAGTACACTCCTACATACGTTTGTAGCTATATGACTATCTGTATTATAATTACCTTTTACCTTCACTTACTTTACCTTATATATGTATATAATAAGCGGCCATTAATGGTACTGGGATTATGAGGATTTTATGGAGATTAGGGGCCTTTTTATTGCCTTTTTGTGATTACCTTAAAATGAGCCAAGTAGCTCTAGAGTATAGTAGCTATATAGTAGTGTGGTATGTTTTGTATCGTAACTAAGGGGGATTGCCTTGAGGTACCTCAAATTTTCGAAACCCCCGGGGATACCTTGTATATGTATCTTAGATATGTATTATATGATATGAGGTATAGGATATGATTATATTGATTAGGTATATAGGTATACCTTTAGTGTATCTTTATTATTTCTCTTTTTGTTTTTGTTTGGGAGGGGGGTATTGGTTATAGGTACCTTTGTATTAGGATCATTAAGGTGGTATATATTATTAGGATTAGGATTTGTGATATTATGTACCTTATTTTGTTTGTTGGGGGGGATTGGTAGGTGTTCTCATTGTGTATGAGGATTAGGATGGTGATTAGGGATAGGATTACCTTTAGGTATGTGATATTCATGGTAGTGGGATTATATCGATTATGGTTATATCACTTAGATTTATTTGTAATATCTCTCTTAACATTAGCCTTATGAATTCTGAGTGAAGATGATTTTTGTTTATTTCTTGGTGGGGGTAGCGAAGGTAGGGATTTAGTTCCTCAGTTCTGTATGGGATTACCATTTCCTCTGTGAAACCCTCTGGGTAGTCTTTAGTGTGACCTGGTACCTCGAAAGATACCGGGAATTTTCCTTTTGTTAGCATGGCTCTATTTCATTAGTTAGTATTCGGATATCGGTATATTGATTCATGTATTCCTCTTCTGAAGATATGTCTAAGCATTTACATACTATGTAGTGACCGTACATTGATATACCCGATTTATAGCCCTGGTCTTCGTTTAGGAAGTAGGCTAATTCTTTCCTATTGATTTCGATTACGGGGTATGGAGGTTCTCCATTGGTTACTTCCTTATCGAAAGTAGCAAAGTCATAAGTATCCGTATTATCGGTCATGGTAACAAATATTTCTATTAGCCAGGTAAAGTCTTCTAGAGGTACTCTGTCTAGCCATTCCCATCCGATTGGGTACTCGTTTATTGTTAGGGTTAAGTCACTGGGAATAGTTGAATTTAGTTTCATATTTTGTTAGTTGAGTTGAGGGTTAAAAAGCGGATTGGGTTGGTTTAATATTTCTGAGTAGAACACAAGTTAGATTATGATTTTGATCGAGAACTCCCACTATTACGTAGAAGTATAGAGGATCCTTTGGTATATCAAATATGAATGCTGATACCTTTCTACCTCCCATTTCTATTCGTTCGATATGGGTATTTTCTAGTTTCCCATTTAGTAGTACATGAGATAAATATTCTTTGATAGCTTGGGATTCTCTTTCTGGTTTGAAATCTCAGGTGTTTAGCATATCGTTAAACCATTCAGGATTATCGCAGAGTTTTATTAATTGGTTTTTGATGTATTCAGTCATTTTCCGTAATGTTTTAGTTCTTTGTTATATTCGGGGTATTTATTCTCGTAGTAGTCATAAAGATAAGTGTATTCGTCATCTCCAGACCAGCAATCTATGAAGTATTCATATTGATCCTCTGTTGCTTGTGATGGATGTATATGCAAAGTGTATTTGCAGTAATGTTCCCATACCGTTTTTGGTTGAAAGTTATTCTTGGTAGGGAAAAGCATGATAGCTACCATGGTAGCTATCAAGGCAATTAGTATTAATTTGATTCTAGTCATGATCATAAGGGTTTAGCGATTACTGATATAAAGCCCTGTGGGTATAGAGTATAAAGGATTTGGTAATCTCCATTTGGTAAGAATACTTTCAGGATATTTGCTAGCAATGGGTAGATTTTCCATTGGTTATCTTCTAGGAAGGTTATCCAGTTATTTATTTCCTCATCCGAATAGTTCCCAATAAGTTGAATGTGATAGGTTTCTTGATCCGGGACAAATACATTGGTTACTACCTGAATCTCATTGGATTCCTTTTTGTATTGAAGAATGGGATACCAGATACCTTCGGTTTTCCATTTATTAAGTTGGAATAGGGATATACCCTGTTCTAGAGTGTTAAGCAGTTTATAGAAGTTTATCATAGGAATTAGTGTTTTAGTGACTGAAATAATTTAGAGATATACAAGGACTTTATAAGATCAGGAGTAAGATGATCTTCTTCCCATTTTACAAGAGCTTTATATAGTTCATCATAGGTATTTACCATATCTTCGTCCTGTTCTTCATCTTGGATAAATTCCCAGAGATGTTTTTTAAGTTTGTCGAGGATTTCCTCTTGGTGATCTGGAGATAATTTGGTAATACCAAAGATGATTGCCTCTACCTGTGAAGGTGAGTAATCACGGTATTGGTCATCGGCACCTTCCGTTAAATCCATACGGGAGATAAGGTTTTCATTTAGGTTTTCGAATAAGGTTTCCTCTGAAGAATAAATAATAAGGTAGCCAGAAATGGAAGAAGCAAGAGGGTCATTGCCCAAATCGATTGAGTAAACTTGGATACCTCTGTTATACGGATTAATGTAGAGCCCATCGGTGTAGTCATAAGTATAAATGGGATGGGAAGCAAGCAAGTTGCCGATGTCGATTAAATTTT